CACCAAGTCTTAGAGACTACCTGAAGAATATTAGGAGAAGCTAATGCCAACTAGTCAAGAAAGCAAAGTCCAAAATACTTTTGATAAAGCAATGGAACAAATCAACAACTTGCAAAAAGTATTCCGTGACGAAGGAATGCTTGCAAAAACAGTAGTTGATATTGGCGGTAATCAAGACTTTGGTGCTATCCAAGAAGCATTTGACAACTTGTATGGTGCATTGGAAGATGCACATTATGATGCATTTTTAGGTGCAAGTGGAGCATCAATGCATGGTGAAGCAGAAGAAAAAACAGTTAACGAGGATGATGAAATACAGGCTATTCCTGCTAAAGTTGTAGAACTTGCAGGTGATAGTATATGGGATAGAGATGGCTCAAATCCAAAATCAGTTAAAGTATCAAAAGTTACAATAGAAAATCCATATGAACCAGGCGGTTACATGGATGATGATGAAGATGATGGTTACAGAAAAGTAACTGTAGAACACGATGGTCCATGGACAATCTATACAGACAGTGGCTTTGAAGCGGCGATTAGTAAAATGGTTGGATTCAAAGTTACTTTTACAGAACAAGGCATGCAAGAAGATGGTATGGCTAGTATGGAAGGTGGATCAGATGAGTTCCAAGAACAAACTGAAATCTCAAGAATTAAAAAATTAGCAGGCATTTAAACTAAAAGGCAGTGTACTATACACTGTCTTTTTTTCAGATAAGTACTACTATGAGTGTAGATACCAATTTAATCAAAAAACCTTACAAACGTGAAAAGTTTACTAGTCAACAGATTGCTGAATTGACTCGTTGTACTGTGGACCCAAAATACTTTATGTTGGAACATTGTTATATACAACACCCAACACGAGGTCGTATGAAGTTTGCATTATACGATTATCAACAAAGATTAGTCGATGTTTATCATAATCATAGATATAGCATTGCAATGTTGCCAAGACAAACAGGTAAATCAACTTGTGCGGCAGGATATCTTTTATGGTATGCAATGTTTAACTCTGATCAAACAATATTAATCGCGGCACACAAATACAGTGGTGCTCAAGAAATAATGCAAAGAATACGATTTGCATACGAAACATTACCTGATCATATACGAGCAGGTGTTACAGCATACAACAAAGGTAGCATGGAATTTGATAATGGTAGTCGTATTATTGCACAAGCAACAACAGAAAATACTGGACGTGGTTTGTCATTATCATTGGTATATTTAGATGAGTTTGCATTTGTACCACCACGTATTGCTAAAGAGTTTTGGACATCATTAAGTCCTACGTTATCAACAGGTGGTAAATGTATGATTACTAGCACACCAAATCAAGACAATGATCAGTTTGCACAAATTTGGAAACTCGCTAATAAGTGTATAGACCAATACGGTAACGAAACAGATACAGGTGTAAATGGATTCAAAAGCATACTTGTGGATTGGGCAGAGCATCCTGATAGAGATGACGAATGGGCCGCAGAAGAAAGAAGTAAAATTGGCGAAGAACGTTTTAGACGTGAACATGGCTGTGAATTTATTACAGCAGACGAAACATTAATTAACAGTTTAAAACTTACTACAATGGAAAGTAAAGAAGTTTTTAAACGCACAGGTCAAATACGTTGGTATAAAAATATCCAAAAAGGAAAAACTTATGTAGCAGGTTTAGATCCAAGTTTAGGCACAGGTGGTGATAACAGTGCTATACAAATTTATGAATTACCTGGTATGCGTCAAGTTGCAGAATGGATGCACAATAAAACACCTATTATTGATCAGATACGTATTCTTAGAAATATGTTACAAACTATAAAAGAAGAAGCACCTGAAAGTGAAATATACTGGAGTGTAGAAAACAATACACTAGGCGAAGCGGCATTGGTTGTTATACAAGAAGTAGGAGAAGATAATATACCTGGAACTTTTGTTAGTCAACCTAGAGCGGCTAATAGGGCATATAGAAAAGGATTCACCACCACAAATAAAACTAAACTAGCCGCTTGTAGCAAACTTAAAAATTGGATAGAAAGTGACAAGATGGAAGTATGCAGTAGTGCATTATTACAGGAGTTAAAAACATTTATAGCTCGTGGTAGCAGTTTTAGTGCTAAAGATGGCGAAACAGATGATCTTGTAATGGCTACAATACTGGTAGTTAGAGTTGCACAACAGGTTGCACAATATGACGAATTAGCATATGATGAATTAAAAGATACATTTGATGATGAAGACAGTGTGGAGCCTATGCCTTTTGTGTTTCTAACATAAATACATTAAAGGATTAGATATGATTAACAGTGAAAAAATTTCTAATGAAATGTTTAAAATTTTAAAAGGCAGTGGTGCTGAAATTAAAATGTACACTGACGAAGGAGAATCTACTGTTGATCCGGATAAAGCAAGACGTTTTTATTTGCCAAAAGTAGCTAGTATGGTAAATTTAGATGAAACAGAAAGTAAGCGTGAAATACGTGTAAGCGTTAATCAAAATGCAGATTTAAACGAATTTAAAGACACATTGTTTCAATTAAAACAACTTGCAAATAGAAGTATTATAGAATATACACTAAAGAATTTTACTAAAAATATTGAGCCGAAAGACCAAGATTACCAAGCACAAAAGGTGAGAGACATGAAAATAGAAGAAGGTATTAGCCCTGCTTATGGTACTAGCAAAAGCAGTTATCAAAAGTTAGAAAGTGCTAAACTTATTATAAAACACACAAAACCAGTGAACGAAGAATCACGTGGAAGCCGTAGTAGGAACATCAATGCTATCTATATTGAAAATTCAGATGGCGAACGTTACAAAATGCCAACTAATAATTTAGCAGGTGGCAGAGCTATGCTACGTCATGTAAAAGAAGGCGGGACACCACATGATGAATTTGGACAGTATATTCAAGAGCAAACTGTAGAACTTAAAAAGCTAAAAGAGTTTGCAAAATATACTAAGCGTAATGGTTTGGTAAATGAAGATACAGCAGATATCGTAGAAGCAGTCTCTCAACGTATTGCTAGTATCAGAGAAGGCATTGGTAAATTAAAAGGTTGTAAATGTTATCACGAAACAAAAGAGAAGTTTGAAGCAAAAGAACCAGTTACTGAAGGATTTGAATCAGATGAAGTAATGGCTATTATGGCTAAACATCCAGAAGACGTTGCTACAATGAAGCAAACTGGAGATTTAGACATGGGTTCTAACTTATACATGGATTTAGTTGACTATTATTCAGACGAAATGCCATATGGTACAATGAAAGCCAGAGACGGTGATCCAGTAGAATTCATTATGAATAAACTAGACGACTTGGATATGTTAGAATCTGCTCAAGACAAACTTCGAAACAAGTTTACAGTACGCACATTTGATGAAGGTTTAAATGATGCGTTACCGTATGTAAATGCATTAGTGAAAGAAATGAAAGTAATTCGAGAAGCTGATGAATTTACAAAACAGACCATGGATAGTCTTGTAGCCACTATAGATAAAATGGATAGTGTCAAATTACGCAAGGGTATCGATGTTAAAAGTGATCCAGAAAACCCTATGAACTTTAGTAGTTTTGGAAACATGCCTAAGGAAAATCAGATTGCTACAGTATTAGAATATCTAGGCAATTCAATAGAGTTTTCAAAAAGTCAGGATCAACTTGTGACTTTACTTACTAGAATGAGTGACGAAATGGAACGAGTGAAAGATAAACCAATGATGATAAAAGTTATTGGTGCTATTAAAACTTTAATGCCAAAACTCACAGCTACAGCAAGTGAAGGCACAGATATTAAAAAGGTGTCTGTTGGAAATTACATGGAAAGGAAATTATCTAATTACGAATTCGATAAACTTTTTGGTTGACAGCAACACTAATTACACATATACTAGTGACTATATATAAGTAGTCACGAGGCATACTTAGGCAAAACATAGGCAAAATATAGGAGAATAACTATGGCAACATTGGCAGAAATTCGTGCAAAATTGCAAGAGCAAGAAAACCGCGGCGGCGGTTCTAGCACAGGCGGAGGCGGCGACAACGCTATCTTCCCATTTTGGAATATCCCAGAAAATTCAACAAGTGTACTTCGATTTTTACCAGATGGTGATTCGAGTAATACTTACTTTTGGCGTGAACGTCAGATGATTAGATTGGAATTTGCAGGTGTAAAAGGCGATCCAAATAGTCGCAAAGTAACTGTAAATGTTCCATGTAACGAAATGTGGGGTCCTGTGGGCAGTTGTCCTGTACTAGCAGAAGTACGCAACTGGTTTAAAGATCCTGCACTAGAAGACATGGGTCGTAAATATTGGAAAAAACGCAGTTATGTGTTCCAAGGTTTTGTAGCTGAAAGTAGTCTACAAGAAGATACTACACCTGATAATCCAATTAGAAGGTTTATTATCAATCCAAGTATTTTTAATATTATTAAAGGTGCATTAATGGATAGTGACTTTGTTGAACTTCCAACTGATACTGAGCAAGGCACTGATTTCCGTCTTACTAAGACAACTAAAGGTCAATATGCTGATTACAGTACATCAAGTTGGGCTCGCAGAGAGCGAAGTTTAGATACTAACGAAAGAGCGGCTATTGATCAACATGGCTTATTTAATCTAAATGATTATCTTCCTAAACAGCCAAGTGAAGCTGAACTAGGCGTGATTGGTAAAATGTTTGAAGCAAGTGTAGATGGTCAAATGTATGATCCAGAACTTTGGGGCAACTACTATCGTCCTGCTGGCGTACAAATTGACACTTCGAACAGTGCACCTAAAGCAGAAGCAAAAACTGCTCCTGCTCCAACACCAGAACCTGCTCCGGTAGCAGAAACTCCGACACCCGCTCCGGTTACTCCTCCTGAAAAGCAGGAAAAAGTAGCAGAAGCAGTGGCGGCAACTGCACCAGCAGAAAGCGGTGAAAAGCCAAGTGCTCAAGACATTTTGGCGGCAATTCGCAATCGAAACAACGGTTAATAATAGTTAACAGTAGGCGGCTATAGTCGCCTACTCTACCTTTTTGGAGATAATAATGAGCAAACCTTTTGACGTAAGTAAATTCCGCAAGAGTATTACAAAGAGCGTACCTGGGCTCAGTAGCGGATTTAGAGATCCTGACACATGGATTTCAACAGGCAATTATACACTAAACAAACTTATCAGTGGTGATTTTAACAAAGGCGTTCCTCTTGGCAAAGTGACTGTGTTTGCAGGCGAAAGTGGTGCAGGCAAAAGTTTTATTTGCAGTGGTAATCTTATCAGAGAAGCACAGAAGCAAGGTATCTTTTGTGTGCTTATTGATAGTGAAAACGCACTTGATGAACAGTGGTTACAAGCATTAGATGTTGACACTAGTGAAGATGCACTGATGAAACTTAATGTAGCAATGATTGATGAAGTTGCAAAAGTTATCAGTGAATTTATGAAAGACTACAAAGCAAGTTATGCTGATAAGGAACCAGAGGATCGACCTAAAGTACTGTTTGTGATTGACAGTTTAGGTATGATGCTTACACCTACTGATATTGATCAGTTTCAAAAAGGTGATATGAAAGGTGACTTAGGTCGTAAGCCCAAGGCACTCACTGCACTTGTAAGAAACTGTGTAAACATGTTTGGTGACTTTAACGTAGGACTAGTAGCAACTAACCATACATATGCATCGCAAGATATGTTTGATCCAGATGATAAGATATCAGGCGGACAAGGCTTTATCTATGCAAGTAGTATTGTTGTTGCAATGCGAAAACTAAAACTCAAAGAAGATGAAGATGGTAACAAAGTTACTGATGTTCGTGGTATTAGAGCGGCATGTAAAGTTATGAAAACACGTTTTGCTAAACCTTTTGAAAGTGTACAGATCAAAATTCCATACGAAACTGGTATGAATCCCTACAGTGGATTTGTTGACTTGTGCGAAAAAATTGAACTTTTAAAGAAAACTGGTAACCGTTTGGAATATACAAGTCCAGTTACTGGAGAAGTAACCACACAATTTAGA